AGGTGTTGCTTTCGATGGTAGTGCTAATATATCTTTAAACAACAACGCTATAACAAATGGCGCTGGTTATACTACTAACACAGGTACAGTCGATACTACAGGTACAGTTAATGCAAATGAGTTTGCACAATTTAATGATTCTAATACTTTACAAGCTTTGACAGCAACAGAAATGCGTTCTGCTTTGAATGTTGATAATGGTGCTGATAATTATGGACAGTGGAATCTTTCAGTTGGTGGCGCAACTGGCGGTATACAGAGCACTGGCACTGTTACTTTTGACGCAGGCGAAGGTATGGATGTTGCAAAAAGCGGTAGTACTGTAACTTATTCAGGTGAGGATGCAACTACTTCTAATAAAGGTGTAGCATCTTTTAGTTCTGATGACTTTTCAGTTTCTTCAGGTGCAGTCACTATTAAATCAAGTGGTATAACAAACGCACAATTAGCAGGTTCTATCGCTACAAGTAAAATATCAAGTGGTACTTTTGCAGATGCTAGAATAGCGTCAAGTAATGTTACACAACATTCTGGAGATATAACAAGTTTAGGTACATTATCATCTTTGACTATGGGTGGCGACATTGATTTGGTAGGCAATGAATTGTTAAGATGTTCAAAATTAACAAACGATAGTATACATTTAGACTCCAGTAGTGATATTAAACTTGATGCAAATAATAATAATATTAGATTCCAAGATAGTGGAACAGATATTGCCTTTTTACATCCGGGTGGTACTGATGTATTAACTGGTGGAAATGTGACAACAGGTGCAATGTTGGTTCTAAAGAGTGACCACGATTCAACTGGTCGCACTGGAGCTATTGCTATGTATGATAAGGATAATACAAATTTAGTAGGATTCAAAGCACCTGACAATGTTACTGCTACTAACTTTTTATATGTATTACCAGCAGCAGACGGTTCTGATGGACAACATTTGACTACAGATGGTTCAGGCACTTTATCATGGGCCTCGTCCTCAGGAGGTGGAAGTACATCTCCAGCTGGTAATGACACAGAAATTCAATTCAACAATAGTGGTTCATTTGGTTCAAGTTCTAATCTTGTTTGGGATGGTAGTAAAGTAAAAATAATAGTAGCTTCTGATGATACTGCGGCCTTACAATTGAAATGTACTGAAGACACTGCTAATGATGGTCCACGTTTAGATTTCGAAAGGACAGCAGGAGGAAGTAATGAAACTGCGGCTGGTGATGAGTTAGGTAGGATAAGATTTAATGGAGATAAAACAAACGGAGGTCTTATAACTTATGCAGATATGCATGCAGAGATTGTGAGCCCTGATAATAGTAGTGCAGATGGTAGAATGACATTTGGTATCAGGCGTGCAGGAGGTTTTACTGATAACTTTGTTCATATAGGATGTTCTAGCACTGGCGGTAATCGAGCAATATTCCCCGGTTCAGACAATGTAATTGATTTAGGAACTAGTTCTCTAGCTTTCAACGATGTTTATGCTAAAGATTACAATGGTTTCGATGGTAGTAGTTTTAACTCAGGGTCAACAGTTGGTATTAATCAAAATTTATCAAGTACAGGAGATTTGATAATACAAGCAGCAGGTGGTATTATTATAGCTGTAGCAGTTTTACCTTCAGATAGAAATGTCAAAACAAATATCGCAGATTACACTCCAACAGGATTAGATTTGATTACTAAATTAAATGGAACTGCTAAAACGTTTAAATATGTAGATGGTATTGACCCTACAGAATCTAACAAAGTACATACTAATTTTATAGCTCAAGATTTACAAGCTATTAATTCAAATTATGTACAAGACGTTCCAGACCCAAGAGACGAAAGTAAAACTATCTTGGGCATTTCAGAAACTTTTGATAAAGATTTGCAACACAGTTTGATAGCTAGTATTGTTGAACTAAAAGAGAAATTAGAAGCAGCTGAAGCAAGAATAAAGGTATTAGAGGGATAATATGGAAGAAAAAGAGAAAGTAGAACTATTGATTCGAATGGACGAAAGGATTAAGAACATTTATAATAGAATGGATAAGTTCGAAACTCTTTTCACAAACCACCTACATCACCATGAGATGTGGGAAGAAGATATAAAAAGACAGGTACGATGGTTAGTAGGTTCAGCTGTAACAGCTGCTACTGGTATAGGTGCTTGGGGGATGATGTAATATGGCAATAACAAGTATAACAGATTTAGCAGGGCTACGTAGTAGAATTCGTTTTATTAGTGGTATAAAAGCTGAAGAGATAGATGATACAGATTTGGATTTAGTCATAAGCATTTCCAGTGAATGGTTTACAGAACAAACTGGTCTTACTTATGATGTCACAAGTTCAGATGCAGCTTTTGATAATGCAGTTATGTATTATAGCTGTTACCTAGGAAGTATAGCTCAAAATGGTATGGGTATAGAACAATTAAGGATAGGAGATATATTTGTACAGTATGTCGATGATGAACCATTTAACAAATATTTAGAATTAGCTAATGAAGCAATTATAGCAAAACAGGCACTAAGTATAAAAACAAGTACCTATAACGCTAATGCAGCTACTGGTGATGTAGATTGGAAGAAAAACATCGATGGTAGTGACTCAACACTTAACGTAAGACAAAAACCGCGAGGAATGTAATATGGTTAGTGCGGTGAACACAGGGTCAATAAATATGCCTAAGATGTTAAGACATATGCGTCATCGCTCAAGTCAGGTAAGAGATTTAACTTTTGTTAGAGATGAAATCAAACAAAAGGACATAAAAACAACCAAAGTTGGTGGTTCTGATTTAGCTGGTCCAGCAGTCAGTTTTGGATACGAAAAAAGTAGTTCAGCCGCAGCAGTAGCAACAGATGATGTAGCATATCACGCAGCAAGCCCAGAAATAGTCCTTCCGGGCCTTTCAATGCTCCAAAGTCCAATCACTAGTAGAAAGGGTAGGCTAGAGAAAACTGGCCATAGGATTAGCGGAGAATGCACATTTTATGCACCCTCATCAGATTATATACAAAATCTAGATAATTTTGGAGAAACAGCAGCATTTGGTGAATTAGAAAGTTATGATAAATTATACGACGTAGAAAAGATATTATACAAAGACGATGCTTTTACTGGCGCAGCAGCATCTTCTCACACTTTAAAAACCTTTGCAGATGCAACAGCAGGTTACCAAATAGATAGATTACAGTTTAAAATACAATCGTCGGGCACACTCACAGCTATAACACTTAATGGTAATGATGGAGGTAATACAAGTCTTAAATGGAGCGGTTCATTGGCTCTATCAAGCAGTGCTTATATTACGATAGATGTCCCACTTAGAGATATAGCCGTGGGAGACACAACCTCTATATACAAGGATGGTACTAGGACAGCTTTTACAGCTGCCACTGATAATACAATACTCGACTTAGATAAGCTCTATGGAGATAGTAGCAATGAATTAAGCTCCCTTATAATTACTTTATCGAGCTCTGCCTCAGTAGAGCTTAAAGATATATATCTATATAAAGAAGCTGAGTGGTGCATAGAGTCTATTAAAGACTATAGAGACGAGTATATGCAGATATCAGCAGTTAGAGTAAGAGGAGATAGAGCCTCAAGGAGAAGAGCATATGGTTAAAAAGAAAAGTAAATCAAGAGTTAATGAAGCTGGTAATTACACCAAGCCAACAATGAGAAAGAGATTATTCAGAAGAATTAAAGCAGGTAGCAAAGGTGGAGCACCCGGACAATGGTCTGCTCGTAAAGCACAGATGCTAGCTAAACAATACAAAGCTAAAGGTGGAGGGTATCGTTAATGGCACTTAAGAAATCCCAAAAGTCCCTAAAAAAATGGGGTAAACAAGAATGGGGTTACATTACCAAAAAAGATGCCAAGAAACCTAAATCACAAAGAGGACGTTACCTACCTAAGAGTGTCAGAGCAAAAATGACACCAAGTCAAAAAGCAGCAGCAAATCGTAAGAAACGCAAAGCTGGTGGAGTTGGAAGTCGCGCTAAATACTCTAAAAAGGTAAAAAAAGCAGTAAGGAGGGCGAAGTAATGGCATATAAAGTTAAAAAGAAAAAGAAAACCATGAAAAAGAAATACTAATGAGAAAACACTATAAGAAAGATGGAACTGTGTTTAAAGGTGGAGTGCACAAAATGCCTAATGGGCATATACATTCTGGTAAAACCCACACTAAGTCTTCTCAAAGAATATTTCATTATGGTGAACTATCTAAAAAAGCACAAGCTAAAGCAAGAACCCAGCGAGGTAAATAGATGGCACCGAGAAAAAAGAAAGACCCAAAACTAACAAGAGCAGGAGTAACAGCTTATAATAAACCAAAAAGAACTCCTAATCATCCTAAGAAGTCACACGTAGTTGTGGCTAAAGAAGGTGGTAAAACTAAATTGATTAGATTTGGACAACAAGGAGTAAAAACAGCAGGTAAGCCTAAGAAAGGAGAATCTGCAAGACAAAAAGCAAGACGTAAGAGTTTTAAAGCACGTCATGGTAAAAATATAAAGAAAGGTAAAATGTCAGCCGCTTATTGGGCTAACAAGGTAAAGTGGTAATATGGCAAAAGACTTCCTAAATGTAATAGAGAGAGCAATCCTGATGGGTGTAAGTGATAAAATCAACACTGCTACCGCAACTGGTAGTGATATACACTTTTACGGAGAGTTCCCTGAAGCAGAGGAGGTCAAGTTTCCAGCTGTAGTAATTCAACAAGTTGCTTCTGGTTTCACAGAACAAATGATGGGCCAAAGTATGACCTTTGGCGGGGCGAGTGGTACAGGAGAGATATATGGTATATCTTACAACATACACATAATTTGTGAAAGAAAGTCCGAAATCACCATAGGTGGTGCAGTTTATAAACAACGTAAGTTATTAAACTGGATTATGTTGAATTTAGCAAATGAAATAACAGATTTAGATTTTAGTTCCTATCAAGAAGAAAATATGGAAGTATTAGAACGTAAACTTTTAGCTTGGAGAGATATAGGTTATATGCCTGAGTTCCAATGGTATGGGGCTTCCTGCGACTATACTTTAACATTCAAAAATTACAGGAGTTAGGATGGCAGACACTACTGTCTATACCATATTCGCTGGTATGCTTCCTACGCTAGGTTTTAATAAAAGTGATTTTGTAACTGACAGGAAAGGTAGTTGGCAGAGAAATAAAGTTAGAGGTTCTAGTTTAGGTATACGAGGTGTTATAGGCTCAGACGGTTCTCTAAGAAAGGCAAGAATTAAAGGGAGTGTAGCTTGGTATGAATATTCAACAACAGTAAGAGCTATACATCAAGAAGTTTTGAAGAACGATGCGCAAACAGAATTACAAATGCCCAATAAAGAATGGCAAAAGTTTTCAGCTGGAGGTAGAAGTTTATACAATGATTTTTTACAAAACATGGGCATCAACGACATGGGACCAACAGGAGAAAGTGTTATAGGAGGAAAAGGGACACCTTCTGAACAAGAAGTAACAGCAAATGTAGAACATGCTGATGACTCTGAATTAAGAAAACAAGGTAGATTGGTAGGATTGGCAAATGCTGTAGATTTATACTTCAAGGCTAAAGATGGAAAGATATACAGATTGGACGTAACCTCTATGACTATGGATGACGATAGAGCTCACCATGGTTTAACTAGTTATCAAGACAGACTTAATAAAGGAGTTACATCTTCTCAGATAATGCAGTTAGTGGATGGAGGTCAATTTGATGAAGCTCAAAACAGATTACTTTCTTATTTTCAAGAAACACAAGAAGGTTGGAACGATGTTATACGTAGATTAAAAGACCATATTAGGGGTTCTCAAACACAAGCTGCAAATTTTCTTAGTAGATTAGAGTCAGACAATAACAGAACATCTTTGGGTAATCAAAATGTTTTAAAAGGTTTACAAAACGCATTAGCAAAGAAAGGTGGTCAAGATTTACTATCTCAAATAAGACCTGCAAAAAATAGAGCAATAACTAGGATGAGAAAAAATTCTTCTAATAGACTAGGAACAGGAGCTAAAGCAGAAGCTTTTCAATCCGCAGTTGGGTTTGCTTTACACTCTATAGGAAATATCATCGAAACCTTTGCTTCTAATTCAGCAAGAAAGGGTACATATTCTACAGAAATTAGATTAGGCGATATTGGAACAAATTATACAATAGAAGTTAAACACCAAGTAATAGGCTCAGGGGCCAGAGTTCTTGAGTTTATGAATTTAAAACAGGGAGATGTTATACTACATAATGAAGCAGCTTTACAACATGTATACCAAAGAGATATGATTCAATTAGATAGAGAAGGACAAAACGCTATTTTAGATTTACAATCTATAAGAGCAAACCAAATGGCTATGGCTGCTGGATTGATGCATGATGGGACAGGAGTAGATATAGGAGGAGTAACTTCTACTATACTAAGTGGTCTCGCAAAGGATGGACAAAACGTATATCAAAGAGCTACAGCAGTTATATCACCTCAGAAGTTTAATAAAGATATAGAAAATTGGATACAGACTACAGGTACAGGACAAGGGTTTAGAAAGAAGGTAGGCTCATTATTAAAAAGACATATAAAGAAATATGGTCAAATCGAAGGATATGAACAACAAAGGACTACAGCAGAATTAGCAGCTGGTGTCACACTAGCGGGAACGAAAAAAGGTGTTTATTGGGGACTATCTAAATACTTAGGCCAAGAAATAAAAGATACCTTCGATGACAAGGTAAACCCACATTGGTGGGCTGCACCTTATATAAGTCTTCTTTATCCTTCAGGACAGGTCGGTTCAGCTACCAACTAGGGAAACCTTTATATACTCCCGTGATGTATTGAATTTAAGTCTAAATAGAAGATTCTAGAAAAATTCTATTTAGAGGAGTAAAAAATATGGCTTATTTCCTAGGAAGAGATGTAGAAGTCGCCATTACAACCGAACATAACGATTTGGGTGTCCTTGTTCAAGAGGATGGAAGTACAAATGTTTTGGAACCAACTTTAGTAGAATTTGATAACACCGGTGGTGTTAACAAATATGTTGCTTCCTCAGATAAAAATAATTTATTTGCAGGACCAAGAGCATCTATAGATGGTAACGGCCCATGGGGGGACCAAACTAGTGCTTCAAGTGAAAAGTGTACTGACGACAGTACAACTTTGGTACAAAACCAAGCTTGGAACAACGAACCAGATAACCTAACCGCTATTGATTTATCATTAGGTGTTATGGACGAAGATGTGGCGTTTATCGGTCAAAGAAATGTTCTTAAGGCCGAAGTTAAGAAAGAAAATACAATTAGTATTACACGCAAAAAGAAAGATGCAATGTTCGATGCAATATTCAATGAAGCAAGATTTGGTATTGGAAAGGATGTTACAGCTGCTACAGCAAATGAAACAACTGGTTTGTTTGATGGGCTAAGAGCACCTGATTTCGTAGATTGTGGATACAGAGTGTACATTAGATTTAAAGAATCAGCAACAGCAAACACTGGTGAAGTGTTTATTCTAAGAAACTGTTACATTACTGAACATACAGTAACTATGGGAGCAGATTCAACACAAGAAGAAACATTAACCTTTATGAGTTACGTTGACCCATTAATTAGTGATGGTGTTAACCCAACTCACGCTAATGGTTCTAACGCATATATAGCAGTAACAGCTGCTTCGGAGCTCTAATCATGGCTTATTTTACAGGAAGAGATGTAACACTGTGGATTACCACAGAACATAAAGATGATGGTATCAAAATGGGTAACGCCCCAGCAACTGCATTATTTGTTGACGCTGACGCTGACGCAGATGCAACACAAGGTACCGCCCAAATAGTAACAGGTCTCGATGCAGCAGGATTAGCAGCATGGGCAATCAGTGATATAACTGGTGTCGATGTAACTATTGGTGCACAAGATGAAGATATAAGTTTCATGGGATTAAGAAACGTAGGAAAGATTGAGGTCAAAAAAGACACTACTGTAGCAATTACAAGAAAGAAGTCAGACGTCAGATTCTCTATGTTATTCCAAGGACAGACAGATTCAAGCAACTCAAACGGTGATGGAAAACACAGCGGAAGGTATGGACTTATCGCAAATTCATCCGGAGCTATGAAAATATCAGACGGTACAACAGACCCTAAAACAACACTAGATGACCAAGGAACTGCAAAACAATGTTTCGGATACAGAGTTTTCGTAGAACTTAAACCAGAATCTTCAGAAGGTGCTGGAGACGGTGAAGTTTTGGTTATACCAAACTGTCACTTCATGGAATACGGACATACGTTGTCTAATGAAACCGCTAACGAAGAAACATTTTCTTTGACTTCACAAGTTAAACCATTTATTTACAATGGAACTAAATCAAGTTCAAAGTACGCTGGTGTAGCAATTACACAAACAGCTACCACATTAATGTAAGGTGATTAAATATGGCACAATTTGATAATTTGAAGGATGCAGAAGAGTATTATAATAAAACATATAATGCTGAATCTGCAAAAATAAGAATTGCAGCTTGGAAGGATAAAAATCCTTCCGCAGCTCCAGCTAAAAAAGCTGAAGAAAAGAAAGAAGAAGAGTAAGCTTTATATAGGGGCTTACAATTAGTGAAGGGGCTACGGCCCCTCTCACTGAGAAAGGAAAATAGATATGGCAGAAAAAAAAGTAGAAATGTGGTCAATGGATGACCTGATAGCTTTAACAGATGAAGTACAATCTGAAGAACTGGATTACAAAGGTAAGTCAGTTATGATTCAATGGTGTGAACTAGTTGAATCCGAAGAACCTAAGATGGTCATACCAGACGAAGGTGAAACCGAAGAAGAAAAGAATGCTTATTACACAGAATTAGCTAATAAGAAAATTCTTAAAATGATAGAGAAAGCCAATGAGAAAAACCCAGACGGCGCTTCTATCGACAGTGAAGTATGGTCAAAATTACCAACTTCATTGAAGTACAGAATATCTGCTAAGGTAATGGGAACCGAATCTGAATCTGTAAATTTTTAGATTGGGTGCAGAACACACCTGATGCGGTGTGCCTCTACATCCCACTAATGAAAGATTTAGGTATGAGTTGGCCCGACATAAAAGCAACTCCAAGAATTGAACTGGAAGGTCTGATGGCAGCCTATAGTGAATACACTGAAGTACATTCATTTGATGGTTATACATCTGAAGACATATCAGAAATGGCAAAAACTAAACCTCAAGTGAGGTCTCAATACATGCAACACATGGAGGCTAAAGCTAGGTTAGATAGGAAATTAGGAAAGAAAAGACAAAGAGCGAGGGCAACAGAAATAAAAGGTCTTAGATAGATGGCTAGAGAAACAGCAATCGCATATGGTATAGAGTTTTACGTCGGACGACGTTCCCGAGACCGAGCTCTATCGGATATACGAGCTGCTGGTGAGATGGTCAATCTTCAAGCTCTTCGTAATTTTAAAGATGGTGCAGCTCAAAGAGAAAAAGCTCATGCAACTGCTGTAAAAAAATTAAGGGATAACAGTAAATCAGTTATTGATGAATTAGAAAAAACTAGAAGTGCAGCAGCTAAGAAAGCAACAGCAGCTTTTGAACAAATGAAACCATTATCACCTGAAGCAGCACTAGCGGCTGGTAAAATAGATACTTCTCAATTAGATGAATATAAAAATAAATTCAGTGCTAACTTAAGAGCTATGGATAGTTCACTAAGTCAGTTCGCTGACAGTGCTTCCGATTTAGGAATGGAATTTACTGGTACAGACACAGCAAGTGTTATGGAAGGTTTTGCTAAAGGAGATGCACAACAAAGAAAGGCTGCTATAGATGATTTAGATACTCGTATGAAAAGACGAGACGATATTATTAAATCTTTACATAAAGAAGGTGAGTTAGCAGAGAAAAGTTTAAAGATAGCTAAAGATAGAAAAAAGGTTCTTTCAGGTAAAAAGGGTGAGTTAGCCCAAGAAAAAGCAAAACTTGACAGAATGAAAAAAACTTCTAAGGGCTATGAAAAACAAAGAATATTAGTTAGAGATTTAAGAAAAGAACAAACAGCTAACAACAAAGTTATCAAAGCACAAGATGCTGAACTTCAAAGAGTTATAACAGGTCTTGAAGAACAAAAAAACTTAAAAGAGTCCGACAGACAATTATTAAGAGAATTAAAACGTCTAAATTCTGAAATCACAGGTGAAGAAATACGAGCAAGTAAAGTAGTACGTGAAAATAAACAAAAAGAACGAGACTTAGATAAACAAAAAGGCGAAAGTGATGCTAGGTCCATTCAACAACTTAAAGAACAAAATCGTCTTATGCAAGAATATTCTAGACATATAGACGCTGCTGCTGGTCAGATATCAGGTACTTTAAGAAATGCTTTTGTGATAGGAACGGCAGCTATTGCAGCTTTGAATTTTAAGTTAATGTCGGTAGTACA